GGATTTTTCTCTGACATATCTACTCTTTTCTACATTGATGATGAAGTTGTAGCCGACAATCTCTGTACCATCTTTGTCTTGTTGACGACCAAGAATCCAGATTGTGTCTGCTGAATAATATGAGCCTGTGCCACCACCAACAATATCTTTAGGATACAAACCAATCTCTTTGTAAGTATGATTGACAACAACCATAGGAATATCTTTGATTGTCAGATGTGGCGTCACCATACGAAACAAAGACTTCATCTGTTTTGCACGACTCATATCAGCAACAGATTTACCTTCGATTGAATCTTCAACTTCTTTCTTTGATGCCAGATTACCAATTGAATCTAGAATGATAATAACTTTATCTGCTTTATCGATGTTCTGTAACTGATTCATAATATCATGCTTCAACTGTTCAACATCTGTGATAGGTGTATGTAGAACACGTTCAGTATCAATACCAAACGCATCAAAGTATGATTGTGGTGTGCCAAACTCTGAATCATAAAACAAAACAACAGCATCATCATACTTATTCATGTACGATTTTGCCATAAGAAGTGCAAAAGCGGTTTTGAAGTGTTTCGATGGCCCCGCAAACATCGTCAATCCTGGTGTCAGACCACCATCAAGATTGCCTGATAGTGCCACATTCACAATTGGCACATCAGTTTGAATCATGTCTTTCTCTGTAAAGAACTTAGATTTAGAAAGCACCGAGGTTTCTTTGATCGTCGATGCTTTCTTTAGTTTTTCAAGTACGCTCATCAATATCTCCAATATTTGCGATTTTGTCTTTTGGTATTACTGTGTGTTTATCATCACTAAAGAATGATTCTAAACTATTTGTTGGTGGTGTGTCAATCTTTTTCTTCTTTGCTACCTTTTTGACTGGTTCGGGTTCATCTTTCTCTTCTTTGATTCTGCGATATGTTTGATTTGCTGCAATCAACAATAATACAGCAAGTGGATCAAATACCACAATGATTACGAAGATGACCAGACGAACTGCTTTATCAATTAAGTCACGATCTTGTGTGCCATATACAACTTCAGCAACATATTTTATAGGCCCCAAATCTGACTCAGCCTTGCGAACTTCCAACGATAAAGGGAGTTTCTCTTCTGTAAGTAATTGTATTTCTTTCTGTAACCTCTTAGTCTCAGCAATGATTCTCTCACGGTCTTTCTGTTGGGCTTTCCTGATCTGATTTGCCCTCTCGGCACCTTTCTCATCTTTCGACCTGCTCATACTGACTAAGATTCTTGTTGTTCCTCTCAATCTGCGATTGAATAACTTTGATCTTTTCCTCATAGATTTCTACCTTTGCTACTTGTGGTGCTACAGTGCTTGAATGTTCAATGTGTGCCTTTGAAAGATAACCAAAGATTCCCATTGAAGTGATGCCCATCAACAGCACCACAGCAATGAGAAAATAAAGTTTGAGTGCTGAGAATGTTGACTTCCAATGATTATATACCCACGATACAGTTACAAGTTTTGCTGCTTCAAGCACAGAACCCATGATGATGATGGGCCAGTATGATCCTGGAAATATCTGAGCAAGGCCAATAACCGAGTAATAAGCAGCAATACCCGATAAGGCAATAGCAGTCAAAAATGGTAGTATTACGTGTATCATCCGAAGAAATCTTCTAGTGTAGACTTTTTCTCAGTGTTCCAACCAATACATGTTAGAATGATTTGAATTGGATCAATGAAAGTTTTTTCAAACTGTGTTTCATAATCAATAAACGGCTGCAAATCAAACTCTTTAGGCAATCTCATTGGAAATGAAACAACCGTATCTTTGAAATGATTTGGCGTTTTTAGATAGGTAAACTTTAGTTTCTCACCTTCTTGCAAAAGAGGATACTTATTAGTTAGATTATACTCTTTTAGAAAGTGATTGTAAAGTATAGCACCCTTGACATGAATAGGTGTTCCTTTTTTATATATTGTTTTGGAATCAGAATACTCTTTCAAACCATTGAGTCCACGTGGAAAAGATATATCTTCAACAGGTAGTTTCATAAAATCTTGTTTGAAATCGGCAATAAACTTTTGAACGGTTTGTTCATCTGTGTTTACAACCAAATCTACCAATTCATACATCTTGTCACGTACAACAGTAGGTGTTGATGACTTGACCATTTCAAGACCCATGACTTTGAGTTTTGGCTTAGCATATCTGACACCTTCGTTGTCATACACATTCAAAATATACCGCTTCTTTGCTGTCCAGATACCTTTATCAGACAAGCCTTCACGTTTCATTTGCATTTTTTGGTCGAACGCATAAACATATTCAGCAAGTTCCTGATAACTCTGATCGATATATGGTTGAATCTTCTCTTCACAGATTTTGTCCATGAAGGCGATAACTTTCTCAGTTGATGGTTTTTTCTCATACACAGAATCAACCAATGGACCAAGATTGAGATAGATAGAATCTGTATCCGAAGCAATAACATAGTCAGTATTAGATTTTAGGATTTTATTCAAATATTCGTTGAGTTTGTTTTCAATCCAACGAATGGATAATTGACCAGCTTGAGTAATAGCAAGTGCTTGACGCAAATCATAAAACCTGAAATACTGAGAGCCCATTGCGCCGTAGGCTGAGTTTAGTGAAACTTTCTTGGCAAGTTGAAGATTGTTATATCTTGCAATCAGCTTTTCAATTTCTTTTCTTTTAGATTCATTTGTTTCTTTTTCGTAATCTTTCTGTGATTGAATCATCAACTTCTTGAACTTCTTACGATCTTCATACATATCAACCATCATGGCTGGCAGAAAGCCTTGCTTGTCTGTGCGGAAGAACTGGCCATTTGGTGTGATTGTGACCTTTTCAAGTTTACTGGTGTCTAGTTCTCTATTCAGTAAACTTTCAACGGATGCTTTCACTGCAAGATCACGCATTTCATCAGTATAATCACGTGTCTCAACAAGTGTTTCTGGCGAAATATTGTATTGCATAATCAAATGTGGATACAGACTGTTCAAGTCAAATGATGCAACCCAATCGTGCATACCAATCTGTGGCTCTTTGACATATGCACCCTCAAACGCTTCATTCTTTTTCGCAATACGGCGTGGAGGTACAACAACATTTCTTTCTAGCAGATAGTTGTAGATCAGTGCGTCCCACATTCTTGTCTGTGCAAAGACATCATCGTAGTTTGTCTTGGTATCATACGCAAGAGTCAGTGCTAGTTCAATCAACTTCAACTTATCTTCAAGTCTTAGAACCAGTTTTACGTCTTTGATGTTATAGTCAATGAACTTTTGATAGTCAAGTTTGTATAATTGATGAAGGCTGTCATACTCATCATATGACAACTTACTCTCACCAAGTTCTACGTTGGCAACCGTATCAAGACGATAGTTTTCAATGTTTCTGCCACCTGGAGCATACCATTGATATAGCTCAAGATAGTCAAGTGCAGACACACCCACAATATCATAAACTGTTTGTTCTTTACCTTTGAATACGGTGTCACGTTGAGAGATTATTTCCCAAGGTGACATTTTCTTTACGTCATCTTCGCCAAGTACACGTGTGATACGATTGATAAGATAAGGAATATCAAAGAACTTGATATTCCAACCAGTAACAACGTCAGGGTGATCGCTTGTCCAATCAGCAAGAAAACGTTCACACAAGTCGATTTCATCTTTGCAAGTAACATAATCTACATTCTCATCATTGTTGCGATATGATCCACATCCATAGACTTTAGTTTTACCACCCAGTCTGTGAATACCAATTGCAGTGATAGGTTCAGTTGCTTTATATGGATTAGGAAAGCCATTTTCTGAACCAACCTCAATGTCTATGAAAGCAACATGTAACTGAGAAATGTCCCAATCAATAACGCCTCTAAAAGTGTCAGCAATGAATGCGTATTCATAGCGTGTATTGCCATAGATTTTAAAGTTTGCAACTTCTTCATAACGTTTGACAAAATCACGTGCCTCCCGAATAGTTTCAAATTTCATAGGTTCCAGCGGCTCATTGAATAGTGAGCGCCACTGTGATTGTTTGTTAGACTGTAAAAACAAAGTCGGAGAGT